TAATATCGTGCTTTTTGGTTTCTCTTTATCACCTTCCCAGCGATTGGAAGTAGTTAAGAATAATACCTTATCTTTCTTTTTAAGATGTTCTATTACACGTAACACTTTCTCCTGATATACCTCAGGATTATTAGTATTAACAATATCTTCGAATAGCTTGAGATAGTCTTGCATCTAGTAAATATTTACTTTAAATGACGACTTCTGCAAACAAGCTTACTATTCAATATCACGATGAACTCAATCCGTTGATATGGGAGAATAATAAACTTAAGCCTGAAATTAAAGAAAAGCTTTTGGAAGTCGCAGAAGCATTTTTAGAGTTTATTGAGATATCCGTTGATGTAGAAGATATAACTTTTACAGGTTCTTTAGCAAATTATAACTATACTGAATATAGTGATATAGATCTACACATTATTACTGATTTTGACGACTACAAAATTGATAAAGACTTGCTTAAAGATTATTTTAAAGCTAAAAAGTCTGTATGGAATAGTTCTCACAATATTAAAATAAAAGGTTATGATGTTGAGACATATATACAAGACAAGACAGAACCTCACCACTCTACCGGTGTATATTCAATTAAACACGATGAATGGTTAGTTAAACCTACTAAACATGCACCTATTGATAAGAAAGTATTATTAGCTAAGGTACAATCCTGGAAAGAGCTAATTGACTATGCATTAAGTGAAAAATGCGATTTAGAGTGTGCAGAAACAGTAAAAGAAAAGATTTTAAAAGCAAGACAAGCCGGGTTAGAAAAATCTGGTGAATTTTCATTGGAGAACTTAGCATTTAAAGAATTAAGACGTTCAGGAGACGTTGAACGTTTAATAAAAGGCGTAAACGACAAAATAGATAAAGAGCTTTCTCTCAGTCAAGAAACATTTAAATCGTTTATGGGTTTACCGGGTATGGGCGGAACCGGTAAAGGTAGCAGAGGACCTCATCATCAAAAGCTTGATGCAGGTGTTAGTAAACTAGTTAAATCGGATGGTAAGTCTGCTAAACTAGTAGCCAAAGTGCATACTGATATGGAAACCCCATTCCATGAAATAGAGAATCTTAAAAAGAAAACTACCGGTAGAACGTATTTACCAGTACAAACAGCTCACGCTATAGCTAGATTTTATAACCTTAATATGGATAAAGTTAATAAAGAACCACGCGGATTAAGCACGAGTGGTATATCTATTGGCTATGACCCAGCTGCAAGACAGTACTATTTAAGTAAGTAATACGATGGCTGATAACTTTATAACATTTTTCGAAGCAACATCTGACACTACAACACCAGCAGCTTCAGCTCAGCCTGGACGGTGGCAAAAGACTAAAAATGCTATTGCTAGTGGTGTAAACGCATTGCAACAAAAAGCAATTAAAGATATAGAGAATCCTAGTTTTGCGACTCGCTTAGTGACACGTATGGGTGGTGGAAAAATTGAAAGAGATGTTAAAAAAGAATTTGTTGTTCCTAATCTTGCTGCTTTACTTAAAACTATAGAAGCTCAGGAAAACGGCATACTACCTTTAACAAGTATTAATGGAAGTTTGATTCCACAAAATATATTAAGTCAAATTACTAACACAGTAAAAAGAGATTTAGAAGCAGACGAAGCAATATTGATTACTACATCTACTAAAGACCAGTCTGTAACTATTGCTAATATAAATGGTGTCTGGAGTGCTTACAAAACAGATCAAAAGAGATCAGAAAGAGATATCTCTATTGTCGTATTTGATGTTAGTAAGTTAATTGATGCAATTAACGCTCGAGGAAAGTCTGGTATATTTAAAGATAGAAAGGTCTGGACGTTAAACAGAAAAGATGCAGCTGCAGCGTTTAAAGAATTAATACCAGAAGAAGACAAGCTTGCACAACTACAGAAGCTACTTGATAACCCAACTCCAGTTCCAGATCAAAAAATTATTATTAGTAACCCTGCTGGTACTGATAGTGTAACTTTATTTTATTCTCAAAATCAATGGTTAGTATTCTCGTCTATTGCGCCAATACCTGAGCTGGTTATTAAAATATCAGAAATGCCGCTGCTCATTAGCTTATTAAGAAATAATGAAAACGATAATTTAGAGATTGCAAAGAGAAACGGTATTAACACAACCAATAGACCGAACAAGTTTAAAAAGGCAAGCTTAGATCATTTCTTTATGCCTTTACACCTTAAAACAATTCAACAACAAGCGGACCAGCCCGAGTTCTTCAAAGAAGAAGAAACCGAAATGAGTGATGCAGAACGTAAAGAAATTGAATTAACAATAAAATTCTTATCGATATTAGACATAAGTGAAAGAGTGCGGTTTAAGAATTTAGTGAATACTTTATCGGATAAAGATGCTCAAACAAGCAACTTTGAAATTAAGAGACAGGGTAGTAGTACTACTATTAATATTGGTAATATTGACGGTAAATTGTACGCATATGCAAAAATACCTACTGAAAAAGAATCTCAGGGGTATGTGAATAATTATACTAAAATTATAGCCCCACCTGAAGTTTCAAAAGTAATTCCTACAGTAGAACCAAACCTGCCTAATATAGTTACTCGTACAAGCGGTATAGAAACTAAACCTCGCACTAGAAGTTATTATGCAGAAAATAACGGGTTTAGTAGTATTTTTGAAAAAGCATTAAAACGTTTTGATTAAAAATGAGCGACGTTATTAATCAACAGTCTATTCTTAATAAGAGTAGAAAAGATAAATTCGTATTAGTATTGAATTTACCTGATCCTCTTAAAAAAATAAACACGTTCAGTACTGTTGATAGAAATACTAATAATGTTGTATTAGACTCTTTGCAGTATTCAGTCTATGGTACTGTTGTACCGAGTACTAATATTTTAGGAACTAACTTACCTTATGCAGGTCAGTCTTTAAATCTAACTACCGGTAAACGTGAAAAATACGAAGATGTAACGGTTAATTTTACGGTAGATAACGGATTCAATAACTGGTGGGTGCTTTGGAAATGGTTAGATTATATAAACGGTGTACAAACAAGTACTCTTGATCCTGACAATTTAACTCAGTTTGGCTTTAATAATACTTCAGGTTTAACTCAATACACTACTAATACCAATTTACAGCCGTATCAGACGACTATAACAGTGTATGGGTTGGATGAATACAACAATAGAAAAATCCAATGGAATTATACTAAAGCATTTATAACTAAGTTAACTGGAATAACCTATAACTATAGAGATGCTGAGCAGTTGGAGTCTTCTTTTACATTCTCATTCAGCCAGGTAATTGCAGAATTACTTTAATTTGTTGAGGTTTCATTTCGAAATTGCCTAAATAATAGTATAATACTACTATGGCTACTTTACGTCAAATCCAATCACCAGGAGTACAGATTAATGAAATCGATATCAGCACAACAGCTAATACGCCAAACGGAACGAGCATATTTATGGCAGGATTTGCTGCACAAGGACCTGCTTCCGAAATCATTAATATTACGACTAATCAAGACTTCGCAAACATATTTGGTACGCCAACAAATGCTGCAGAACGCTATCTTTATTATTCCGTACAGCAAGTTTTTAGTTCAGGTACAAACGCACAAGTAAGTGTTTATCGTTTACCTTATGGTACTGGTTTAGGTAATGGTTATAACTCCAACGTATATACAGCATTAGTTTACCCAGTTATTGCTGCAAGTTTAGGAACAACAGCACTATCTACTTTAGCTTTACAGGCTTCTGCAATTAATACAGCTTTAGCAGCTCCAGCAGCTTCAGCACAAGCTCTTTCGACAGCAAGCACATACTTCTTTGCACAACCAACACTTATTGAATTAAGTCAAAGTGATTACAATTCATTAAAACAAAACGGTGTAAGTTGGTCAACAGTTGGTGCATATAACGGTTCAGGTTTAAGTGCTATTAACGCTCTTTCAAGCTTAAACTTACCTGGTATCGGTATGGTAGTTATTAACGAAGCTCAAACAACAATCAATGAAAAGTTTGAAGGTCTTTACGTTAACTTAGCTGATAACACTAACTTAAACCCAAATACAAACTTCACTGCTGCAAACAATCTTTATAGTATTGCACAAGATAACGGTTTAGGTGCAGCTGCAACTTATACAACAGTACCTGCTACTCGTTATGCAGGAAGCTTCCAATTAAGTTCAGTTTATACAGACAATTCTGGTAGTATTTCACAAGTAATTGAAAACATTCCACAGTATGATATTTCAGTATTTGGTAATGGTGGTTTCAACGACTTAGGTATTCTTTCAGTATTCAAAGTCAGAACATCTCCATTTGGTACTAACCCATATCAATTAACTTATAACCTTGCAGAAGGTTATGCTACTTCGTTCTACTCTAACAGAACAATACAAGACGTAAACGGTGGTGCTCCTCAAAATGACTTCGTACAAAACGTAGTTAATAATAAATCAGCTAACATTTCCGTTCTTGTAAATCCAAACATTTCAAACAACACTGCTTGGTTAGATGCTAACGGTAATGCAGTTAAGAGTGTAAGAATTATCACGCAGTCAATTTATAGTGCTACTTCATCACTATCTGGTGGTGCAACAGGCTACTTTGCTGCAGATAATCTATACCCATTAGGTGTATATTCACCTTCCTTAAACACAACAACTAATAAAGTTATTGGTAATGTTACAGGTAAATTACAAACTGCATTAAATCTTGCTGCTAACGCTGATGTATATAACATCGATGTTGTAGCTGATGCAGGTCTTTCAACGATTGCTGCTTACTCGTTATCTACAGTAAACACAACTGGTATATTTGAAAGTTCGTTATTCAACTCTCAAATACAGAGCGCAAACAACTACCTAACAACTTCTGACGGTACATTTGCATTTGGTAATGATTCAACAAATATTCTTTCAACTTGGAATCAAGTAACACAACAATTCGTACAATTTACAACAAATGTACGTAAAGATTGCTTGTTTATTTCAGACCCATTACGTAGTGTATTTGTACAAGGTGCAAATTATAAGACATTAACCAATAAGAGTCTTAACTTCTCACAAGCCATTTACTGGCCATTAAACAACCTTTATAGCGGTATTAACTCGAGTTATGCTGCAACTTATGGTAACTGGGTACAGCTAGTTGACCAGTTTACAAGTCAACCAATCTGGGTGCCATTCTCAGCATATGCTGCAGCAGCATTTGCAGCTAACGATGCAGTAGCTTATCCTTGGGGTGCACCTGCTGGTTTAAATCGTGGTGCAATAACTGGTATTACAGATATTGCAATCAACCCACAACAGAAACAACGCGACTTACTTTATAAGATTGCTGTTAACCCAGTAGTAAACTTCCCAAATGAAGGGTTCACGATCTACGGTCAAAAGACATTATTACAAGCTCCAAGCGCATTTGATCGTATTAATGTACGTCGTTTATTCTTGTTCTTAGAAAAGTCAGTACTCAATACTACAAAGTTCTTCGTATTTGAACCTAACACGACATTTACACAGAACCGCTTAGTTAATACAATTAAGCCAGTATTCGACTTAGCAAAGAATACACAAGGTTTATACGACTACTTAATCGTATGTAACAATACTAATAACACACCAAGTGTTGTAGATGATAACTCGCTAGTTGTAGATATCTACATTAAGCCAGTTCGTACAGCAGAGTTTATCTTAGTAAACTTCTATGCTACTAAGACATCTCAAAACTTCAACGAGTTATTACAATAACCTTAACATAAATATTTAATATGTCACAAACTATACAAGACTTCTTTCGCGTAGCACAGCAAAGAGATTTCGCAAGAGATTATATGCTACGTGTTGTATCTTTAGGTAACGATACATTAAACGAAGATGATTTCGTTTATATTACAACAACTCAACTACCTTCAAGAGACATCACTAATCAAACTGCTACGTATATGGGATTAGATTTCAACTTCCCTGGCACTGTAAAGTATCCAGGTAGCAATGCTTGGAACGTAACATTCCGTAACGATAAGGGTGGTATTATTCGTAAAAAGCTTGAAGATTGGCAGATCAATCAAGTATTCGATGATGCTTCTAGTACAGGAGACTTGTCTGTAAGAGGTACTGAATCTATCATTCAGCTCAATCTTATTGATGACAAATTAAATGTTCTCAATACATACAAGCTTTACGGAGCATATATCCAGAAGCTCGGAACTGTTGATTATAACGTAGCTGGTACAGGTGCACCTTTATCCTTTACTGCTGCATTAGCTTATCACTATTGGAGACACGAATAAGATTTAGTATATAATTATATTACAAACCTGGCTGAAAAGTCAGGTTTTTTTGTTATATTAGCCTTAAGTATTATTATGCCACAAACACGGCCTGAAGTAAATCAATTTTATAAAACCGCTTTAGAATACGGTTTTAATAAAAAATATAACTTTCAAGTAGAGAGTATATCTCCGTTACCTACCGATGTTCAGACTTATGTGGATAACTTTGAAGATTATAATTTATACGTACAATCAGCTAGTGTTCCTACTCGTAAAATAAGCATAGCAAAAGTACCTTATAAGGCATTTGAATTTGTAGTACCGACTAATGTAGTATACTCTGATAATGAAAATTGGAGTGTTGAGTTTATATCAGACAATTACAATATATTAAGATCATTGTTTGAAGTTTGGAGTAAGGTGCTTTACGATAATAGCACTAATTCGACTTCAGATATCGACTTCGCAAAGACAAACTTAAAGCTCAATTTATTAGCAGATGCATATGTAGCAGGTAGCAATGAAGGCGCTTCTCAATCCTTGCTTATATCAAAAGTATATACTTTATACGGTCTATTCCCTACATATATAGAACCTATAGCTTATAATATTTCAGATGCAGGTACAGAAGTAGCAAAGTTTAAAGTAACGTTTGCATATCAGTACTTTGAAATGGATGACTCGTTTGAAACCCCAGATATGGTTTCTTATACTAAAAAAACCGATAAATTCAATAAAGCTGCAGCAAACGGTACAAGCGGTTTAAACCCTGCTAAACCTGGTTTAACATTATTAGGGGCTTTGAATTCTATAACTAAAGTAGCACGTGGAGTAGGCAATACTGCTAATGCTCTACGCTATGCTAGTAGGTCTATAAGAGGTAAATAAAGTGTAACCTTACAATAAATATTAATATGTCCCAAGATCTATCCTTATTCTATTCGACAGCAACCCAGCGCGGATTTTCAAGAGATTTCCAAGCCAGGGTTTCTTCATTAGTAATAAATGGTAGTTCTTTAACTGAAGAAGATCTAGTATATATTAAAAACGTTTCTATACCTAATAAAAAGGCAGCTATTGCTTCAGTAAGGTATTTTGGTGCAGAAGTACATTCAACTGGTACCAGAGACTTCGGTGATAGCAAACAATGGGAATTAACATTCTACACCGATCAAGTACTTTATTTAAAGAGGTGGTTTGAGGAAAGACTAGAAGAAGTGGCTTCTAACGTTGATGTAAGAGCTGTAAATGGTAATCCTACTAGACGTTATAATGCTAACCCTGTACCAGACGATAGCAGTTATGCTACTCTTGATATTGTAGATGATAACTTAGAAAAGTTAGTACAATACAAATTAACTGGTTTGTTCGTAGTTAATGCACCTGGTATAAGCTATGATCTAGCTGGAACCGGTAAAGTACAAGAATTTAAAGTAACGTTAGGCTATCAACGCTGGGACGTAACATATCAAAGTGATAGTCAAATAGCTTATAACCAGAGTAATGGTTCAGCTGGAGGAGGACTAACACTACTAGGTGCTCTCAATCAAGTAACCAATATTGCGCGTGGAGTTGGTAATGCTGCTAATGCTATACGCTATGCAGGTAGATCTATAAGAGGTAAGTAATATGGTCAATCAAGACTTCTTAACTCAGGTACTATCAGATCCTGCTCTGCATATACCTATTGAAGCTAACTTTGTAGTTAGTATAGAAGGTATTTCATCTATAATTAATAATTTAGAAAACAATCTTGATATAATTTCAGATAACGCTTTAACAGTGTATAACGGCACGATCTGGAGTCAGATAAAACAATTATCAGATAATGACATTTTTTTCGCTAACGGAATAACAATACCTGGTGAAGGTAGTAACTCGTCTCGTGTCGGTATTGAAAACAGTACTACTGGTGGTTTGTTGACAGGCCCTACACTAAGAGGTCGTAAGAGTTTAGGTAACTTCGAAATATCATTTTTAGAAACCAATAGTTCATTTATTGACTATGTGATGAGACCTTGGGTAGTAGCTGCAGCACAATACGGTTTGTTTGCAAGAGGTGGTAATAGCTCTCAAAACTTTAAGACTAGAGTTACTGTAAATTATCTTGATAAGACTTCTAACGATCCAGCTAATCCAATATACCGTAAAACAATAAGCTTTGTTAATGCAGTTCCAGTTGATGTAGCCGGGTTTGAGTCAGCGTATGGCAATGGCAAGGTGGGTATGCGTACGGCTAAGACGGTATGGACATACTCTACATACGAAGTAAGTCAATAAGGCATGCCTTTCAAGTTAAATGCCTATCTACCTAGCTTGCAAGCTGAGGTACAGATAAAAGAGCTCTATTATAAGCAATATAGAGAGCTTGTTAAGAGCTTATACAATACTGACAAGAAAGAAACAATACAACAGTATAATTCTATACTACAAGATCTATGCTCAGATATTTTAGATAAAGATATTACATTTGAAGACAAGCTATCTCTATTATTAACAGTACGTAACTATTGCGTTAGTCCGGATTTAAATCTTAAATGTACCTTGCCTGGTAATAATACATTCACCTATACTACTACTGTTGAAACATTACTACAATTAATTAAGGCTATTAATAAATCCAGCACTTTAGAATGGAACGGTATTAGTGTTAGTTTTTCGTCTTATAAAGCACGAGACGAGCACGTTTTCCTTAGTAATAACAATGATATATTTGTTGTTTTAGCTTCATACATAGATTCTATAAAAATAAACAACGAAACCGTTATATTCAAGGATTTCACATTAGAAAACAGATTGCAAATAGTGTATTCATTACCCCATGCCTTATGTAATCAGGTATATCAAAATATACTAACAATTGAAGAAAAGTACGAAGAAGAAGATTTGCTTGTAATAGTTAATCCTGCCAACAAAGAGCCTGTACTGAGAATGTCAAAAAATATTACATGTCAGTCTATGCAAAAGCTCATAGAATACAATTTTACTGAAAATCTTAATAACATATACAGAGCTTTTTATAATATGGTAAGGTATGCAGGGTTTTCACCAGAATATATTGACACTATTACACCAGTTGAAATGCAAGTATACTGGATGTACTATGCACAGGATAACGAAAAAACATCTGAGAATAAAAATGATACAGGTGGTTTGAACTTACCTGCAAGCGGCTCTCTAAACTCTGAACTTGGTTTTTAACATGACAAATATAAACGATATTATTTCAACACTTAATTCTTACACATTAAAAAATACATTCGATGTGTACATACCCTCTCTGAAAAGAGATGTGAAGTTTAAACCAATTACTACTAAGCAACAGCAGTCCTTTTATACATGTTTGGTTGATAATATTATCTATAATACACGGTTTATAATAACTACGTATAATGTTATTAAGGAGAGCTGCACAGAGCCTGATATAATTGACAGTCTCACTATAATTGATCGTTTAGTTATATTACTGGCTTTAAGAAAAAACACTTTAGGTTCGAATATTATAGTACATAAAGATGATGTAGATTGGGCTGTTTCTTTTGATTCTTCTTTAGAATATGCAAAAACTCTACAAATACCTGAAAGCAAGACTTGTATAACGAAAAACATACAAGTAGATATACATGTGCCTCTAATTGTAGATCAATATGGTATGGAAAAAGAGTTAAGAGAAAAAGAGCCTGTTGATAAAAACGTAGACTATAACAATGCTGTTGAGCAAGCTATACTGAACGAAGCATGTAAGTTAATAAAAGAAATCTATGTAATAGAGGGTTCTGATCCGATTAGTTTAAACTACAATGCACTTACATATACAGATAGGTTGACTCTTATAGAAAATCTTCCAGCGGAAATATTGCTAGAATTGCAAAACTATGCAAAAACTATTAATATCATAACAAGCGATTTATTAACTATTGATACAGATAATAATGATACTGTAACTATTGATATTGCGGTGGATTTCTTCTTAGATAAGTAACATAAAGAATACTCTTATCGCTAAGTATTTTAGTGTCAACAACCGGTTACAATACAGAAGAGGAACAAGTACAGACGCCAAGTGCTTCCTTGAATCCTGGACTTACTAAAGAGCTTAATGTAAAACTGGATGATAATTTAGATAAAATAAAGCAATCCTTAACAACCTTCAATAAGACTGGTGAAAACATAGAGACTTTATCTAAGCAAGTAGAAAAGCTTGTAAAAGTATTAGAAGAGAGATCTGAGCAGAAAACAGAAACAAAAGCAGGAGAGTCTGCAAAAGTATTGTCTGATTATGAAAAAGCTTTAAAAGGAATTGAAAGAAAATACAATGAACGCAGTAAATCAGGTTTAGGAAATACTTTATTGGGCGGAGAGACTAACAAGGCTTATCAAGAAATAAGAAAACAAAGAGAACTAAAACAACTTAAAGCTGATAATCCTGAAGAAGCTGAAGCATATGAAGCTCAAAAAGCTGCTGAAGAAAAAGAGAAAAGAAAAAAAGCTAGAGCTAAAAGAAAGGCTAAAAAAGAGGAAAAGGTTCAAGCTGAAGTTGAAGAAACAACAGCGGTACCTGCTCCAGTAGTTGGTAATGTGGCAAAAGTACCTGAAGCTGAAAAAGAACAATCTCAAAGTGCTACCGGTGCAATAACTGAAGCTTTAAAGCCAGTACCGGAACCTGATACAGGTAAAAAGAAGAAAACCCCTGCTGGTGCTAAACCATTAAAAATAGAACTTTACGACGTTAACAAAAAGGTATTAGATAAATTAGAAGAGCTATTTAATAAAGTATTTGAAAATGCTGGCTTAAAAAAGAATGAAGAAGCTCAAGATGCCGGGGCTACTGGCGGTGGTTTCATGGGTTTAGTAGCAGATATTAAACAAGCAGTACAAGGATTAAAAGGTTCAGGTAAAGCAGTTGAAAAGACAGCTGAAAAAGCTGGCGAAAAGGCTGTAGAAAAAGCTGGCGAAAAGGTAGTCGAGAAAGCAGGCGAAAAAGCGATAGAAAAAGCCGGTGAAAAAGCTGGCGAAAAGGCTTTAGAGAAAGCTGCAGTTAAAGCAGGTGAAAAGACTCTTGGTAAATCGTTACTTAAAAAAATACCTCTAATAGGGCTAGCTGCTGGTGGAGTATTTGCTGCTCAAAGAGCGTTTGCTGGTGACTGGCTTGGAGCTAGTGGAGAGCTAGCTTCTGGAGCTTTAAGTATGATACCTGGTTTAGGTACAGCTGGTTCTATTGCAATTGATGCGGCTTTAGCTGGTAGAGATGTATACAAAGCAACTCATCCAGAAGGAAGTACTGGGGCAGAGACAAGTCCTGAAATAACTCCTGAAAGCAAAGACGCTACTACACCTCTTCCTCCTGTACAAGGAGAATCAGCTTTAAAAGAACCTGCTACAGCTCCAACAGGAACTCCTAAGATAGAGTTTAAATCACCAGTAGTTCCTGAAATTACACCAGAACCTACTGGCCCTACAGCAGCTATAGCTACTACCCCTAGCCCTGAGCCTGAGGAATCTGAGGAAGGTTCTGATACATCAGGTCTTGAAGATAGTATAAACGCTTTAAAAGAAACAATAGCTAATCAATCTATCGACGGTGCATCTGTTAATAGTAACGTGTCTAGCAATTCTAGCGGATCAACAGTGTATAATATCCGAGCCGGGGCTGGAGAGGAAATAAACTCATCCCGTAATAAAACCGATGCAAGACTCACTCGCTTTAGAGCCTTAGCTTAAATATTAATATGGCAACTATTCCACTTCCAGTTACTAATTCAAAGATTGCACCTATTTCGTTGCCAGCAAAAACAGGACAAGAAATTAATGGAGTTGCTTCAGTTTTAGGTTTAAGTTATACGCAAAATAATGGTGGTGCACCTGTATTAGGAAATCCTAGCAATCCGTTTATTTACAAAGTACATAGTGATTATAGATGGACTTTAAACACAAATAAAGAAGTAAGAGGTTTTGTACCGAGAGTAACTCTTACTGAATACAAATTAACTCAATCCGGTCAATTAGGATCATTAAAATTGCAGTTAATGGCTACTACAGAGTCGTCATTAGGTGTACAAGTAGGCTTAATACCTGCTTCTAATTATATTGGTCAAAAAGCAGGTGATATAACTAATGCAGCACTTTCTAGAACCAAATACGGTGCATTTGCTCCATTAGCTGGAAGACTAGTAGGTACAGCAGTCGGGGTTGCTGCAGATGTTGGTTTAGCAAAAGCAATACAAGAAGGAGCAAGTACAATTACTCATCTAGAGTATCTACAACCTTATTATAACCTTTATCCTTCCAAACCGACTGGGTTAATATACGAACTTCCATATTTAAATATTGATAACATGACAAGTATTAATAGTACTTGGAAAAACGCTGATACTGATAAAACTATGCAAAACATAAAGCAGTTAGGCGGGCAAGGTTTATCAGAAGCAATAAGCTCTGGTTTAGGTGGTGGTAAGAAAGGCGGTAAAGCTGCAGGACAATTTGCAGAGTTTATTAAAGGCTCAATTGGAGCTGCCCAAGCTGTATCTCAATTAGAATTTGCACTAGGCAGTCCAGGTCAAGGTGTAGAAAAGATTAAAGTGTTCACACCAGCAGATGACGGAGACGAGATTAATATAACATTTTACTTGTTTAACACAGAAGACATAAATGATATTAGAAATAATTGGAATTTCTTATGGTCTTTAACTTATCAAAACTTACCTAATAGAAGAAGTATAAACTTATTAGATCCTCCGTGTGTGTACGAGGTAGACGTACCTGGTTATAAACGCTTCCCTATAGCAGCGATGACCTCTTTAAAAGTAACTAACGAAGGCACTACACGTTTAATTAATATGAACACCGGAGACATGGTAACAATTGTTGATGACAATGTTAAAATGATTCCAGAAGCTTATAAAGTTACAATGACGTTAAGGAGTTTACTATCAAATACACGTAACTTATTCTATAACTCTTATAACAATTCTAGCAAAATAAACGTAAACGGGCAATCAACAGGCAACTATTAAACATGGAAACCGGACAAAAACAAAACAATATTACTGGTTTACAGAATCTAAGTTTATTAAACTTAGAGAATCTGTTTAATGTTTACACTGCAAATGTGTACAGTACACAACAAAATTATTTTTATAATTTGCTAGGTACAGTTAATATACCGAGCGACTTAGATAATAGTACATATAACATTTTTACTGTAACTACTGATTACATGCCATGGACTTTAATTTCTCAAAAAGCTTACAACACTCCGCAGCTGTGGTGGTTAATATGTTGTACTAACAATATACAAAACCCTATACAGTTTCCAAAAGCAGGTACTACCCTAAAAATATTAACACCTGCATATGTTTCAGCTATATTACAACAAATAACTCAGAGTCAATAAATGGCTATAGCAACAACATTAGTCAATAATAATCCTCAATTAAATGAGATTAATACAAGAATATATAATGGTCAAAAATACCAGATAGATATTGTATTTGACAATTTGCAGGGTAATAGATTTCAATTAAACCTTGCAAGTGTTGTAGATTTAGAAATAGAAGAAGATAGTAGAGATTGGTATAGGGTAGCTGCTCTTACAATAAAAAATCCAGATAACTTGTTTGAAAAAAAGCTATACTCTAGCGATACCCCGGACAAGTACTATAAGTTTAGAAACGATGGTAGAGATATTGTGTATATAGCTATTAAACCGATTGATGATGATACTTTAAAGGATAGCAATTTGCAAATCGATTATGACGTATGGGGTATGTCGTATGCATTCTCTATATATGATCGTAAAGAAATTGTAGGTGAAACATCTAAGCAAAAGCAATTAAAGCTTTATTTGTGGGAATATGAACATCAAATAATGTCTGAGTACAATTTACCTGTTTCTTCGAATGAACTATTACCTGCAAGTATTGTACCTGCTTATGCAACTGATGAACAGAAATTGGTTAATACGGGTAATGTTATAAAACTTATAATTAATAAGAGTTTACAAAACTATATTAACCCTGCACCAGTGTTTAATAAGGATTGGGATGTAGGATCGAGCAAGATATTTTATACTGCACCAGCAAACTATACTGCTGCTAATAGTTTAGAGTATCTAATCAAAAAGCATGTAAGCTCTCAAATAGGTAGCAACGGCGGAGCTGATCCATGTATACTTTCTCGTACCAGATTCACTAAACAATGGAGGTTAGTTTCTTATAGTAATTTCTTTTCTAGAGCTGTTAAGAGTAGTGCTAGTACTAGACCAGGTATAGCAGTTCCAGAAGCAGGTGACTTACAAAGAGAAATTATTACAGTAGCGGATCAAACAGGGGATAGAGGCAACGAATACTCTTTTGCACTTCCTAACTCTCCTGTACGTTCGACTTCTTATCTATACACTAATTATCAAAACCCCATCACAAGTACTATAAAAAACTTACATATAGTAGATATGTCTACTATAGACAATGCGTTTGAACTAATAACAACACCTTGTTATAGTAATAATCATAAAAATAAAACATTTAGCGTAGACTTTGCTAATAATACTATTGAGAGTGTAAAGAACTTTATTGATATAAATTATACTAATAAGTTTAAATTATATTCTAAGCCAGATACTTTATTGACTCTAAACAAGACTAAAACTGATACTCATTCAGTAAGAAATGTACATTCGTTAAGTCCTGACAAGATCAGTCAATTGGCTGAAGCTCGTAACTTTTTATTAGCAGGAGCTGTATTTTATAATACTTCTTTAAACTTTGAAGCAATAGGTTCTGTAATACGGGAAGCAAGTACGTTTATTAGTGTTGAAAGTGAAAGTGGTGGGGTTCTAAATGAATATAGTGATAAATTACTTGGCCAATGGATGGTTTATAAGGTAGTACATAAATTCACAGATACCGATTATACTAACAACATTACCGCTGTACGTGTACACGCTAATGAGAATATTAACATTGATAATAATATAGCTTAAATAAACATATGGCTTTAAGTGCAACACAGGTAATACAAACATTTGACTACTATAGTAGTAAAATACTACTACCTGGTTATACTGCATTAGGTTATGAAAGTGAACAAGGTATAGCTAAAGCAGATTATAGTACAGGTTTTTCATCTAACCCTATAGGTTCGAAAATAGATTTATTCAATCATTTAAACGATCCGTGCTTAGCTGTATATGCACCTAATCCGGTTTTTTCTATAAACAAATCTTTATCTGCACTTGACCCTCAGTGGTTTAACGGGTGGTGGGATAATGCGATGTTTTACTCTCATCCATCAGTTACATCACAGCTTAAGTTAGATTCGCCTGGAGTGTATCAAGATTTTTCTGATTCAGTAGGTACACTTACATATGCTCCAGAGACAGATGATCCTACCGATCCTACATATGGTAACGACGCTGTAAGTCCGAGCATATCTCATAAAATACCAAACCGGTTGTTAAGTGTTATGAAAGGGTTAAATTCTAGTATACAAACTAATTTCAATGGCTATACCCCAGCTAATTTTGGACCTTTAAAGGGTACATTCTTACAACAAGTTAACGCTATAAAGGGTATAGCTGGTTCGTTACAGAGCACTATTACAAGTGATGTTGGAGCGTTGAAGAACAAATTACCATTCTCTACTCATATTACCGGTAACTTAGTAGTACCTTCTAGCTGGTCTCATACCTATAACATAGAGGGCTTATCTTCAATTGTAGATAAAACTAATAACATTATAAAAGCACCAGGTCGTTTATTGTCTGATGCTATGATAAAGGTACAGAATTTAATTCCTAAAGTTACCTTACCATCTATAAGCAAATTAGTAGGTGCATATGTACCTGATATGCCTGCGGTAAGTAATGTTATCGGTAATATACAAGCTGCAAGTACACTTGCTAAATCAGTAGTAAGCACTGCTCAAGGTGCTTTAGCTGCAACAAATACTATTGCAAGTAGCGTTGGTAACATAACAGCTACAGTTGGTACAGTAGCGGCTACAACATTATCTATTAAAAGCACTGCAGATGTACAAAACCTTAATAAGATTGTTACTCAAAATGGAGTTACATCTGCTCTAACTCAGCAATCTGAAAGCACACTATCTTCATTAACTAATAATAGTGCAGTGGTAATTAATAGTGGCAATATCAGCAATACCGGTAATTCTTCTGTATTAAATATAAACACAATGAAATATCCTACATAATATGAGAGATCAAGAGTTATATTTTAGCATATATTTGGGTATAGTAGTACAAAACAATGACCCTGAACATCGTGGTAGGATTAAAGTATGGGTACCATATATTACTAACAATGTTTATAATAAATGGAATCAATTAAAAACTGATCAAACATTTGCAGTACCAGGTTCTCCAGGTGGAGAAAATCTAAGCAATATATTACCTCAATTAAGAGACGAATTACCTTGGGCTGAATTTGTAAGTCCAATTATAGGCCAGAGTGCTACGGGTTATTATAATGCTGCATCAGATACTAATTCAGTTTCAGATGCTCCTTTAATTTTCGGTCAACCAGGTACCAATTTTAGTAATACAGCTTCTGCTAATAGTTTAGATCCTGAGAATAAAGGTGGAAAACCGGGGGCAGTTTATGAAAGCAATCCTGTAAGTGATGCATTTGGTAATACGTCTAAAATATTAAGCCAATATGCAAATGAAAATTCAAGTACATACAAGCCTTCTACTTATTCAAATGCTGCAAAGGGTGTATTTTCTATACCAAATGTAGGTGCCCATGTTTGGGTGTTTTTTAAAGACGGTATGCCAATGCATCCAAGATATTTTGGTGCTGCATTCGGTCAAGAAGATTTTAACAGTATATTTAAGTCTGGAGATGGTTCTTATCCTGATTATCCCGGTGTATATGAAAATAAGAGCACCAATGTTACATCAGATAACTCTACCTACCGTAATAAGATGGTTATCAACCAGCGCGGTGCAGCAATAGAGATTATTAACACTACTGATAGAGAATCGTACAAAGTAACTCATTTCGGTGGTGGTTATTATGAGTTAAATAATGCTTTTACTTCTTTATTTAACCCTAAGAACTTACAGTTATTAACTTTAGCAGATAAGTTTGAAACAGTAAACGGTAATAATAGTACATTTGTAGGTAGAGACAATGATTATATTGTACAAGGAGATCATTGGCTTAAGGTTGGTAACTTTAACTTTGATGCAATAAACAGTTGGTATGAGTCGTATTCTCAATTAAGTGGAGTAACAGACCCAACACAAATACAATCAATACTAACTAAAACTCTTTCTGCTATTACACCACAAGAAAAACAAATGGGGTTTGGTGGTAATAGTTTTGAGTTTATTGCAAAACATAAGGTTATTACAGTTGGTTTAGTACAAAATACAGCTCAGGCTTATACCAATGTACCTGATCTTGTTAACGGTTTAAACCTCGTAACTAGTGTTTCTCCTAATATTGCAGCAGGATATTTTCAACCTATTACAGAAATTATCGCACCTTATAAGGAACTATTTGTTCCAGATATGCCTGGTGGTAATTTAGATATATTTGCTACAAGCAGGTTTAAAGTACAATCTGGAGCGGGTGGAGCATCAATACAAACTACTGGTAACCTAAAGATGATGGGTGGTATAGTAGATGTAAGGGGTGACCAAATTAATGTAGGTGCTAATGGAGGTCAAGTATCTATAGACGGTAGTGTAGTAACTATTAATGGTGATTCCTTAGTACTAAAGAGCAATCTTGATAGACAAGTTGTTGTAGATAGTACATTAGGTGTTTCAAAGAACGTTATTATTGGTGGCGGTGCTTATGTAGAAGGAGAATTATTCGTAAACCATATTACAGCCCCTATCGAGTATCAAGTTACCGAAAACACTCAAATTGTTGCTCAAGGACCAGTAGTAAATGAAGCTGGCCTGACAGGTCAACCTGCAGGTGGGTGGAATATAATAGGCGCTGACCCATACGGTACAATTGGTGTAATTATACCTGAATTAAAAGTATTTAGCGGTGCTTCTCAAATCGGTGCTACACAACCTCAATTTGTCAATCTTTCAATAACTACCGGTACTATCACACTTAACAGTTTAGGTACTGGTATGCTAACTATAGCACAACCTCACTCTCATGTGTTTAAGAATATACCTCTTACACTTAAGAACAAGCCAGCGGTAAACGGAGTAGTAGTACCAGGACCTAACGAATTTAATACCTATGCTGCTTCAGTTATCGGAAGCTCTGATGCTGTAGCTATTAATGCAGAACCTCGCTTTGACGGAAGAGTACCTACAGTGGGTGTTCCTCCACCTTCACTTTATTCAGTTGGTGTGGAGGGATCACCTATTAACTACCCGAACGGTCCTGGTTCTAATGTTGCAGGACCGGCGATGGTGCCTGGTACTTAAGACCTCGGTAATACGTTATTAGTAGTAATAATCTGTACAGGCTCTTTTGTCTTAATCTTTAGATTATTAGTCTTAAAGAACTTATTTGGTACGTTAGCAATTGCTTGACCAATAGACGATACTGGATACTTTTGGCCTTTCTTAGAAGCGTTAAAGTTGTAAGCACCATTCTTGATAGAGTCAATAACAGTAACTACATCATCATCCTCTGGAATCTGTAATACCCAACCTACCAAGTCTTTAGTAATAATGCCGGTAGTATCAGATACAAGCATAACGAATTGTTGCTTTGGCTTTGGTTCGCCTTCTTCATCGTTACCTGTTTCTTCAGAAGGGTCAATTGCTTCTTCTTCTGATTTAGCTGCTTCATCAACAGCTACAGTAGCATTGCTTAATAGATCGAGGATTTCATCGATCTTTTCTTGATCTTCTACAGTTTTTTGTAAAGCTGCAATAACAGCCTGTAATTTTACGTATTCTTCCTTAGACATAGTTTATATTGGTTACAGGTACTATGTTATACCATATTTCTACTTAATCAAGTATAAACATTGGATTTTTCATGTTTATACAGGGTATATTCATAAGGTAAGTATAAATACTAATATGACGTTTTTCGAATTAATGGAATCTTATGGTATGATTAAAAAAGAACAGCGCATGTTCTACCCTAAAAACTTTAATTTATCAGAAGGATTTTTGAAAGCTCTTAAAGCAGAGATTGCTTTGCAAGAAAAAGCAGGTATTACACCTGAAAAGTTTTCACACAAACTTAATAGAGCACTTCAGTTCCATATTGACGAACATAAAAAAACCCCTGCACCGAAGTGAGGGGTTAGATGTTTGTTAGGTGTGAACTGTTCTAGGTCTTAGAACTTGAATTTGTAACCAACATTATAACCGGTAATCTGGTTAGCAGAGCTCGTTAAGTCGGTACGTTGTGCAAATAGATTTGCAGCTACACCGTGGAACTCAAGACCAATTCCTGGTTGATAATATTTCTTAACGTTCTTAAGAGCAGCAATTGTAGCAGCACCTGGATCATTAAAGCCAACAACTAGTGCTGGAACAACTTTAAGAGCACCAAATGTATTAATTGGTGTGTTGACACCGAATTCATAATTGTTGCTACGATTAACTGTATCGTTAAGTGCGCGACCTTGCCAGTTAAGATGACCACCGAACCAGCTACCACTTAATTTAACAAATGGTAAGAAGTTATGGTTAGTACCTGTGGTTTCTGTCGAGCTAATATGTCTTAACTCAGCACCGAGTGTTAAGTCAGCGAGAGGAGACGTGAACTTGTAACCGGCATCGAGAAAAACACGCTTTAGACCAGATGCATCGGTTGTTGCAGTTGTTACTGATTTACCAGCAACTACAGCAGTCGAGTAGGTGGTTGTTGAACTGACCTTGTCAAATGCTGTTACAGCAAGATCAATGCCGTATACATTTGTACCAACGCCAGCTGTTGCATAGTTAGTGCCGACTAATTGACCCTGCTGGATTAACTTTGATGTAAATCCGAGATCTAAGTCACCGCTAACTGGAGCAGCTTTTACAACGATTGCGATTAATGCTAATGCGAGGAATGTTAATAGTTTCTTCATAC